TTTTTCAATGCGCAGGGGTACACAGGCCGGCGTCATGCGGCTTCTCCTTGAAGTAGTAGAAGGGGCTAAACCCAACTGGTCAGGTACTGGATGCACTCCGGGCCGCGAGAGATATCTCCGGTGATCGGGTTGCAACTGGCTCGCACCCAGCGGTCGGCTGGCTCCCAGAAAAAGCCGCGCCGGTACTCATGCGCGGGCTTGCTCTTTGTCAGGGTGTCGGTAACCGTTCCAGAGGTCACGCCGCCAAGGCGAACGACCGGACCCTGGCGAACGCTGACGGTCGTTGTGGTCTGCCCCTCGGGATAGTCGAACGGATCGCGGATGTGGCAGATGGCTGCGCTGTTGTTGCTCAACGCGGCGAGCCACACTTGGTGCTGGTCCTGGTTGGCCAGCATGTTCTCGTCGTTCACCAGCCACTGGTAGGTCACAACGGTGTTAACGATATGCATGCCCGGGGGGAATGTCGTCGTAGGCGGGGTGACCACCGGACCACCCGTATGGTCTGGGTCGGTATAAGTCGTGACGTCATCCGGCTCCCCCGTACACTTCACCGTCCGAGTGATCTGCAGTCCTGTCCCTGGGATGTAGATCGCTTCGAACTGCTCTGTCAGTACAGTGCTGTCGACAACTGATCCGGAGCCGCTCAACAGCGCAACCTCGCTGCTTCGCTCCGTCGCTGTTCTTGTCGTCACGCCGGGCTCGTTGCGGTACTCCTTAAGTGCATAGTGGCGTCGGTTGTAGCGCGCGGTATGGATGTTTCCCTGGGCGTCATACCAAGCGGTCAGCAACCCGGAGGTCTGGTTCCATTCCTCTCGATAGAGCGTGGTTTCGATGGGATCGCCCGGCTGACTACTCTCGTCGGTCACCTGATGAACCGGATTACCGAGCGCGGCCTGGCGATTCTCGATCACGTCTATTGTGACCGTCTGACTGTGATCCGCCTCTGGATCTCGGATATCCGGGGCAATGGTCACCTCGACGAGACCATACAACCCCTGAGGGGCTCCAGACGGGGACGAACCGCTGACCACCGACGTTCCGGGCGGTGGGTCAATCTGCCGCATCCCGTCACCCTGTGTCACCACAACCCCCAGCAGCAACCGATTTCGGTAGACCCCGAGCAGCTTCAGGTAGTCAAGCTTGACGTTTTCACCAAAAAACCAGTAGTCGAAGTTGCTCCCGAGCAGATCTTTTACGGCACACTCCGGCTGTCCTGCGCCCTGCCCAACATCCTCAAGCGTTATCTTCTTCCGAAGGGCGTGAATCGTTCCGCCCTTTGTCCAAAAATCGAGGTAGTAGCTGCCCTGCTCCACATTGAGGTAGATATCCACATACAGCGGGCGGCGCGGCTCCTCGTCGCTAGACCACCAGAGGGGGAGCCCCCTGAATGGGGCGTCGCCTGTATAGGACTGCCCCTCGGCCGAGGTCGTCGCGCCGCCGTAGTACAACTGATAGTCGTAATTGCCTCCGCCTCTGAGGATCGTACGCCCCCACCACTTCCCGCCCTGCTCCTCGACCTGCGGGTCGCCCTGGTCCGGTAGGCCCATGTCGAACAGATGCGTGTGATTCATCGGCCAGTTGCCGTAGTACGCGATCGCTGGGCGCGTCGCCCCGTTCGGCAGGGTGACGTAGCCGGCCAGATCCTTGTTCTGCTGGCGAATCTTTCCGTGCCACGGCCAGCCCATGCGAACGACCTCGCCGTCCCAGGGCATAAGTTGATTCATGCCTTGAACTCCATGCGGCCAATATTCGAGCCGCCATCCTGCATCTCGAAGCTGGTGACGCGCTTGAACACAACGACGACCAGGCCATCGGTGCTCACGATCTCCTCGTCGGCCACCGTGCGCTTCGACTTGTCGGTCTCGGCCAGCGGCCAGGACACACCGCCCCCGCCGATCTGCTTGCCGGCGGGGTTGTAGTCGGCCCTGCCGCGCGCAGCATCCAGGGCGCCGCGCGGGTCGATCTTGCGCAGCGACCGCGCCTGGCGCTCCGGCTCGATCAGCCGGTTGAGTGCCGCGGTCAAGCCCTGGTCGCCACGCCGCTCCGCTTCAACCCGTTGGCCGCCGGCGCGGCGGATCGCTTCGTTCCTCGCGCCGAGGCCGCGGCGCTCGTCTGATAGAGCCATGCGCTATCTCCTACGCGTTCGGCACATCGCTGAACACAAGCATCGACAGAGTGAGTTCGTCAGCATCGAAATAGACGCGCGCCCACACCTCGCCGTTGAGGTCATTTGCATTGATCACGAATCCATACGACTCCTGAACCGCCCACTGCCTCGAGGTGCCCACGATCGACATACCTCCGGGCAGTTCACCCGATGTAACCCTGATTTGCAGTTGTTGCCCGCTCGGAGCCGCGGTTCTGAGATTCAGGTCGAACTGTCGGGATGTGCTGGGATCGATTCCAATTGCTGCAGTGCCGAGCTCGGGAATTGCGAACAGACGGGCCTCAACAAATGAGTGTTGAGGCTCGAGAAGGAACTGGCCGTCGGTATTGACATGCAGCACCTCGCTCGGAGCGCTGCCACCGCCACTACCCAGCTTCACCCAATCGGCACCGCTCGCGGTGCCCTTCGCCAGGTATAGCGCGCCGTTGTTCGTGTTCACGTAGTGAGCACCGATGCTTGGTGGCGGATCGAGCGGCTCCCCGGCGCCGGACAGGACGTGCGTAACAGTTGCCATCAAATGTTCTCCATAATCAGGTTGTTGCCGGCGTCGTCGACCAGCGTTGCGCCGGTTTCGTCGACAAGGGTGCCGCCAGACGCCCCGGACTCCAGAGCCTGGATGCGCGCCTGGAGCGTCATGAGGTCGCCGGCCGTGACGGCTGCATAGATCGCCGTTCCCGCCGGCCAGTTGCCGTCGGAGGTTCCTTCCTGGGCGCGATCGATCGTCACCACCCCGCCGGCACGCGCGGTTGCTTTCACGATTTCATGCTGCGCGCCAGCGTCATCCGCCAGCGTCAACAGCACCCAGCTACCGCCGGAGAGAGGCAGCAGCGCGGCGGCGGCATCCGGCACCGTCAGGCTCAACGCGCCAGGCGACAGCCCTACGCTCAGCGTCGTCTTCCAGTTGTTGATCCAGGCTCTCGCCATCGCTACATCTCCAGTACGTCATCAGGTACAGCTACCCGGTAAGTGGCTGCGATCTCCGGCGCATGTTCATCCCGGTAGGTCTCCGGAATGTCTTTTGCTGTCAGCGAGAAGCGCCGCGGGAACAGTTCGGCGCCGGGATCGCGATTGCTCCAGTTGCCTGAGAAACCATCCGCCTCATCGTCATACGCGGGACTGCCGTTGCGGCCTCCGAGCTGAGTCGAGAGTTGGCCGCCACCCGACGGTGGGCTGACGGGATCGGACGAGCCAGCCGGCGGAACAAGGGGATCTGCTGCGCCAGCGCCGCCTCGCATCACCGCGATAGAGATCGTGGTCAGGGCGCTTCCGGATGCGAGGTCGAGCCGGTCGACAATGCGCCGACACTTGCCCACCGCACGCGCGCCCTGATCATCGAGGCGGAGCGTATGCACCAGATCGATCGGCAAGACCATGGATGTCGGAACATCCCAGGTCACGGTCGTGCCACGGTGCGCAGCAATAAGCGTCGTTGCCCCCTGGGCCAACAAACAGTTCAGCGCGGACAAACGCCGGTTGCCATCCTTCTCGTCGTCGTGGCCGGTGCTGCCGCCGGTGATCGGCTCGCTTTCCCAGCGCTCGGCCCTGTCCGACTCGATCTCGAACGATGCACGCTGCCGACCGACAATCGGGCCGGTCGCCGCCACGCTCGGCTGAACTTCCATGACCAGCCGGTAGCGCTCGGTTACGGACTGCACCCATCGCCGGCCAGCAATCCAATTTCCGCCGAGCAGCAATTCTGTGAAGTTGTTGACCCATGCCGCCGGCGGATTGCAGTAGACCCCAGTGGGTGGCAGCGGATACCAAGTTGCATAGAACAACGTCTGGCCGCTGCTTTCGGTCGCCGATGTGATCATCTCGACATCAGGTAACTCGGTGTCGTCGCCGCGCCAATTACAGAACCCCGCCTCGCCGACCGCGCTCCCCGTGCCGGGGTGCTGCCAACCATACGAGGCGTTCAACTGCCAGAGCCGGCTGAATCGGTAGTCGCACTCGATCTCGACCCTGTTCGTCTGCGAACTCAGGTCGGCCAGCTCGACTGCAAGCGTTCCGTACACCGTAGAGCCTGGGCCGAACTCGAAGGCAGGCGCCACAGCAAGCCATGATGTGACGCGGAGAGCACCATATGGCGAGCAGTCCAAGCTCCCGGTGACGCTGGTCAAACGCTCCTGGGCGTAGTCCCACCGCGAGCGTCCATCGACCGGCTCGAACACATCGGCGGACCAGGCACCGCCGACCAGGGCGTCGACGGCCGCAATCTCCATGGCCTCTACACGCTGCTGCAACTGGTCCGTGCAACTGACGTCCAGGACGCGCCGAACAGGATTCCAGGCTGGCTGTGTAACTCTCCCCGTAAACCGTCGCCCCTGACTCAGTTCACCCGCGGTCTCCGTTGCGTAGTCGATGGTTACGGTTCGACCGATCCAGTCCGTAGGGACAACAGGTCCGTCGCCGAGATAGATCGAAAAGGACGCGACGCCAGCCGCCCCCTCTTCACGATCGACCTCGATCTCCCCGGTCAGGAGCGGCGTAACGTCGTCATCGCCAACGCGCACGATTGGGCGCCATGTGAAAGCGTAGCCAGGGATGATCGGCTCAGGACCAGGCACAGCGGAGTGAGCGGCCGAGTTCAGCTCAGCGCTATTGAGCGGTCCACCGTTAAGCATCAGATTTCCTCAGCGACAATTTGCCAGGTCCGGCTGTTGTTCGAAGAATCAAGCGCTTCAGGAGGGATGGATGCGAAGACGTGGAACAGCGGCCACCACTCGACGCGGTAGAGTTGCGCGCCTGGGATCTCCGACACAGTTACCACCTGGCCGACGGACGACACGTCCGTTCTGACCCACTCACGACCGACCAGCGCCAGCCCCCACGGACTGGCATCGGGGCGAACCTCTCCAGGGATTGTGAATACTCGGTCGACGGCAGTGCGGCCGGAAATGCCAAGCGACGCATTGCATCGCAGCTCCAACGGGTTGTCGAAGTCGAGTCCAAGCATCCCCGTGCCGATCCATCCTGAACCGCTGATGGTGATCGCTGTCTTGCGCCAGTGCGTCATCTGTACTGCCGCACCTCCGCTGAGCCTCAATCGCTCGACGCCGCCATCTACAGCTTGGTACTGACACTGAGGGGCGCCGCCGTGTATCACGATCGGTACGCCCCCCAGCATCACGTTCGGAATGATCATTCCCAACTCCATAAAAAAGCCCGCGCTAGGCGGGCTCGGTCATTTTGGGCGTGTCCGCCCGAACTTCGAGGCGGCCTTGCGTATATCTCGGAGCGTGTCGTGTGTCCCGAAAACGGTGAAACCGGCATCGTCTCCGCCCAGGTTGAGGGTCAGCGAACCCAGGTTTTGCATGGCGGCCGGCGGACTCGCCTGCTGAAGCGCCGCGGTCGGAATCTCGGGTATCTCGGGGAGAGTTCGTTGATACCTCTGCGACATCTGCAGCGACTGCACCGCGTTGAAGATGCGCTCTCCTCCGCGCATCATCATCAACTCCGGCCCACGCTCCCCAACCCAAGCCATGCCAGGGGGAGCGCTCTGCGTACCAGTGGCAAACCCGGGTATCTTGGGGGTGATGCTGGGCACGCCCGGCAAGCCCATCTCCGGAGGCGGAACCAGCGTGATAGGTATCACGAGCTGCTCAGCCAGTCCGGCGGCGATGTCGGCGACCTGCTGCTTCAAGGTCTCCGCGCTTTCGAAGTCCATTCCGAACGATACCTCGACGTTTTGCACAGCCGCGATGCGCTCCTCGAGGTCGGCCAGGTTCAGGCGGTTGACGTCATCCGCAGCCTTGGCATTACCAGCCTCGACCTCTGCGGCCTTGTTGGCGATGCGCTCCACCTCCTTGGCCACGCCTTCGAAGCCGTAGCTGTTCGCGCCAGCGTCCTTCAGTTGCTGAAGGATCTGAAGCGCGCGGCGCGCCTCCTCGATCGCCTTTTGGTTGTTGCCAGCGGTCAGGGCGTTGCGAGCCGAGGCCTGGGCCGCAGTGGCATCACCGAAGGTCTGCGTTCCGGAGGTGGGCGTCGCCTGGATGCCCTTCACCAGATCGGCAAACTCCTTGCGGACATCTGCCTGGCGCGAAAGCGCGTCGTTGAGGTTCTTGGTGGACTGCTCAAGGAGGGCCTTGGTCCGCACAACCTCAGATTGGAGGTCGGCGACATTCTGATCCCGAGCCCGCTTCAGAGCATCGTTCTGTCGCTTCACGATCTGCTCTTGGCGCGCCTTCTCGGCGGCGAGGGTGGCCGTGAGGCTGCCCTCGCCCTTTTTCACCAGCGTAGTCGCCGTGTTGATCGACTTGGCAACATCGTTCAACTGGTTCGCAACCCAATCGACGATGCCTGTATTCTTCGCTCTGCGCCCCCAATATTTCTGGGTTTCGGAAAAGATCCGGTTCAGCCCCGCGCCGATCTCCGGCGCAAACGAAGCCATCTCCTCGCGGAGCTTCGGAAGTTCCTTCCGCAGCGCGATAACGATCTGCTCCGACGTCAGCTCACCGGCGGCAGCCATCTCACGAAGCCGGCCAACAGTCACCCCGAAGGAGTCCGCCAGAGCGCCAGCAATTCGATCCGAGGACTCCAGAACGGTATTGAACTCTTCGCCCCGCAGGACGCCACTGGCAATAGCCTGGGAGAACTGGGTAATGACCGACGCCGACTCCTCGGCAGAGGCTCCACCGATTTTCAGGCCAAGGGATACCGCCTCTACGGTTTCGAGGGCGGCGCGCTGATCCATGCCCGCATCCCGAAGCGGGCGCTGCAACCGCGAATAAAGGCCGATGAGGTCGCCGACGTCGCCCTGGACATCATCCGCGATACGGTCGAGTTCGATCTGCGCGGTGTTGAATTCTTCCTGCGAGCGGGTCGCCAGGCGAAGCCGGGAATCGAGCCGGCCAACAGTATCGGCGCCGTTCGCTAGCTTCGCCGTTGCAGCACCTACTGCGGCTGCGAGACCCGCAACCGCCAGTGCCGGGCCGCTCCCGCGGAGAGAGCCGATGCTCGACAGCCGCGAGCCG